TTTGGTGGTGGGTCGTGCGGGGGTCGAACCCACGACAAACGGATTAAAAGTCCGTCGCACCATAACGAGGCATAAGTAGAAAGCGCCGCAAATTCAACGACTTGCAGCCTTAGCCACCCTTCCACGGACGGCGCTTTCTATGCCCAATTATCCCCTTTTCGGCCTACTTTGGGCATGTTTTGGTCATAGCATATACTGTATGTCCATACAGTGAGTCAGCCATGTCAGAAAACGGAATTCTTGCAGAAGTGCCCGGCGAATATGTGTCCCGAGCGTCAGACGACCTACCCTACGCAGAACTTGCCGAAGATCGCGAATACATCGCCGAAATCGACGCCGGCCACGCAGGCCTGGTGCGGATCTTTTACCGCAAGCAGAAGGTGAAGAAGGGAAAGTACAGCAACGTCTTCTGGCTGGCAGTTCGGGCAGAGCGGATTACGTGAGGCCTATACTCCGCACATAGGAGAACACCATGTGTGGACGCATCGCTCAATCTCGCGCCGTCGCCGACTATCTGGAAACGATCGCGTGGAACTCGTACAGCCTGCCCGATGCGCTGGGCCCGCGCTACAACGTGCCGCCCGGCACGAAGCCATTGGCGTTCCACCGCTTGGCCGGCGATCCCGAGGCGACCCGCCTCTTCTGGGGCTATAAGCCGGTCTGGTTCAAGCGCGCCCCAGTGAGCAACGCTCGCCTGGACACCATCCTCGACCCCAAGAAATCATTCTGGCGTGGCCCGTTCGAACACGGACGCATGCTGGTGCCGGCCGATGGCTGGTACGAATGGACTGGCGAGAAAGGCAGCAAGCAACCCTGGTTCATCCACTCCGAGGGCGACGAGCCCATCATGATGGCGGCGATCTGCGCGTGGCGCCCAGGTGCCGAGATTGACGCGGAGCACGGCATGGCGATCGTTACCGATGATTCAGCAGGTGGCATGGTCGACATTCACGATCGCCGACCTGTCGTGCTTCCGCCGGCGCTTGCGCGTGAATGGGCGGACCCGTCGACCACTGCGGATCAAGCGCACGAAATTATTGCGGCCGCCCTGCCTTCCGATGCTTTTCGCTGGCACAAGGTGCGCACCGAGGTCGGAAGTTCCAAATATCAAATGCCGGATGCAATTAAAGCGATATGAGCAACTATTCCTCGTTCACCTACCTTAAGGGGGCTGAAGTATGAAAAAAGTCACTGACTGGCTGCTTGGCACCACAACGCGTCTTACATGCGATCTTGGCAACGGGAAAAGCAAGACAGGAACTGGATTCTTCTTCAACTTTGCGGCCGGCACAGAATCACACGTCCCCGTCATTGTGACGAATAGGCATGTAATTCAGGGCTGCCAAGGCGGTCAGTTTCTCGTGACGAGGTCTGATAGAGAGGGAAGGCCGATCGCAGGCGACTTCCAGTTCTCACACCCATTCCACGAAAGAGACTGGATTCAACACCCCGATCCTGAAATTGATTTGGCAATTTTGCCGATCGGGCAAATTCTTGAGCAGTGGGAGAATCACGGTATTACGGTGCTTCATAGCCAACTCACGGAGAACTTAATTTACGGATGCTCGAAAGTCGCAAAGCTAAGTGATATCGAGGAAATATTGATGATTGGATACCCCAACGGAATTTGGGACCAATATCACAACGCGCCAATTCTCCGGCGTGGCATTACTGCCACAAGCGTAAATCGACCGTACAACAACCAACCCTTTTTCTTGATCGACTGCGCCTGTTTTCCCGGGTCGAGCGGAAGCCCGGTTTTTCTCTACGACAATGGGTCATACGTAGACGAGAACGGCAACACTTACCTTGCCTCTGGTCCACGAGTAATTTTGCTCGGCGTTCTGTTCGCCGGCCCTCAACACACCGCCCCCGGCGAGGTCCAGACCATCAACATACCCCTGGCACAGGGTCCAATCGTGCTCTCCCAAATTCCAAACAATCTGGGATTTGTCATAGAAGCAAAAAAGATACTGGATTTCTGGGTGCTCCTGGGTTTCGATCAGGCACCAAGAGGGCTGTGCTGAAAATCCTGCGATTACCTCTTAATCAGGGATATTGAACGAACGTAACCTTGCAACCCGTTCACTTTGTCGGCAAGCCTTGCAGTGTCATTGCCCAGTCGCTCATATTCCGCGACACAGCTTCCAAGTACTCCGATCCAGTCGGCTCCGGCGCCATCAGATCCGCTGCCGGAGTCGGCAGTCTTGGAGCGACGGCGTAACTGGTCGAGCAGCCCGTCAATACGAGCACGCTGAGTGGCAACAGTTTTTTTAGCAGCTTCGCGCGCCATGATGGCGCCGCGGTATTCAGCATCGGCACGATCGGCCTCCTCTTGTGTTGCAAGCTCAATTTGGATATTGAGCGCACGGGCATCAGCCTGTGCCTGTTGGTAACCGCTGCCGTACTGAGCGGCGCGGTCGATACGCCAAGCGACGATAAGAAGGAGCAGCAGCCCAGCCATCAGCAGGGCTGGCCAACAACGGCGAATCATGGCGTATTCAGCCAGTCGGGAACGTCACCGTTCGGAGTCACCAAGCTCGGCGCCGGCGGCACATAGCCCTCTGGGAAAATTTCTTGAATTTTTTCCAGGGCATTCTGAGCGCGGTCACTCGCCTGCTGGGCCTTTGTCGCTTGCTTGCGTGCAGCGACGGCTGGACCTCCAATCTGCTCGACGATCTTCGTGGCGGCCTTGGCCGCATCACTTGCTCCTTCGGCAGCCGCTTTTACCGAGTCGCGGGTGTCGGCAGCCTTGGCGCCGTAGGTGTCACGCACAGCCAATATCTCCCGGCTGTGCCGCGCGGATTGTTCAGCCAGCAAGTGCGTGGCTTCGATCCGCGATACGGAGTACCCCGCGATGCCGCCAGCCATTGCGATGGCCAGACTCATCGACGTGGCCTTTACGGCGGCCAGTGCTGCGCTATATCGAAAGCGCAGGCGGTCCAGCTTAGTTTTGCTCAGTAGGGACATAGGCCACACCTCGAAGTTGTGCGATTTCCATTCGGGCGGCGCGCAGTTCGGAACGCATCCCGGCCACCTCGCCTTCCAGCCTGCCCAACGTCTGGTACAGGCCGTTCCGCTCTTTTGCGATCTCATCCGCGCGGCGATTTGCTTCGTCCGCGCGCGCATCGGACTGCTCCAAGCGTTTGAACAGTCCCTCCACTAAGTCGCTTAGTCCGCTGTCTGCGGCCTTCTCGCGCTTGTCGTTCTTGTAGCTGTTGTAGGCCTCGCGCAGCACCAGGCCGATGACCCCAGCCAGCGCTCCGTAACTCGTCACTAACTCTTCCATGCCTACCCCAACACGGCCAGCGCCGCTTTGTACCGACGTTGACGATCGGCCCACCCATTGGGGAAGCCGTCTCTGTTCTTGCCGTTCACTCGTATGGACACACGTAAAAAATCGCCTGTGTCGGCGATCTCGTTGCATCCATTGTTCAGCCACCACCACCCGCTTGCGCGAGCAGCGTCAGGCGGTCGTTCCAAGTCCTCCGGGCGACTCTGGTAGTCCACCCTCAGGCCACGCGACACCGCCGCGTAATTGGCGCGACCTGTAATCTGAATCAGCCCGCGTCCCATGAATCGCTTGCCGTCGCCTGGCTTGACGTTGCCCAGATCAGCGCGCATCTCGTATCGCTCTTGGGTCGGCGTCGGCCCCCAAATCTCTCGCGTGTAGCGGAAGTCAGCAGATTCATGCCCGATCGTCGCCAGGAACATCGCTGCGCGCAGCGGCGACACGATGGAGAACTCCATCATCGACCGCTCGACCGGGTCATACCATTTGTCGGCAAGCGCCTTCGATAAACCGGCCGCCGCGGCAAAGTCCTCTTTCAGCATGATCACTCCAGGCGTTAAAAAGCCCGCACTAGGCGGGCTGGTCGGGGTCGGTGGGTTCGGGTGACGCTGGCCATCCAACCTGATAATCGGCAAGGCCTGCAGCGTCCAAGCCGGCCACCTCTTCCTTCATCTGGCGCTGCCGAACATGGATGCGAAAGCCCTGCTCTACTCGGGCCCCCATCATGGCGCCGTAGAGCCCAGAAAGATTCTCGGCCTGCATCGGCACGTCTTCGTTTGACTCATCCGTCCAAAAGAATTGACCGCTGCTACCGATTCCTGATGCCACCGCATCCTGCAGGCGCATGCGTGACTTTTCGCCGCCGTCGTACTCGTGGCCGTCAAAAGTGAACTTCACGCCAGCGCGTTCCTCGGCATCACGCCAAGCTTCGATCGCTGCGATTGTCGCTACGAGAAACTCATCAAGCGAAGGGCCGGGAATATCCTCAATCGAAACCACGCCATCGATAACGACAATCGCTTTGCCAGCGTACTGAGCGGTCAAAAGCTCGTTGCGCTGCTCTGGCGTGACCATGACAGCGTCTGCGGGCCTACCGCCGCCATCGTAGAAACCATTGGTTGATGGTGAGTAGTACGGCATGACTTATCCCCTCCCGATTGAAATGTAAAAGAACGCAGTCGATGCAACGCCAGAACCGGCGCTATTCGACGCGAAGAAAGTGCCGACACTTGCACTTGCCGTCGCCGTCATGTTGATGGCAAAAACACCCGAAGCGTTAACTGTGGCTAGAGTTGAGAATGGGGCCTGTGCGAAGGCTCGAGAGAACGAGACGGCGATGCCGCCACCACTCGATGTGGTGGGGTTGCCCCAACAGATCTGAAGCCCACCAAGCCATGATGGCAGCTTGATATGCCCATTGGCGGCGAGATTGATTGACACCCCAGAACGCAGCCCCGCGGGCGTGACGAACTTGTCGTCGTTAGTACCGCTGTCTACGTCCGCCTGCAGAGCTCGCGGGTACAGGTTGCTCAATGTGACCCATGCAGTATTCGCAGCATTGCGGCGCTTCAGCAGACCGTTCGTGGTGTCGGCCCAGGTCATGTGCGGGCCAGCAAGACTGGCCGGGTCCGTGCCTCCCGCGAAGTCTGTAGCCACGGCCATGAGCGCCGCATTGGTTTGCTGGACGAGCGCCAGCCCAGGCAGAGGAGGCGTCTCCGATACCTGAATTGCTGATTGGGTCATATCAGTATCCCTGCGAAATGTAATTGAATTGCCGAGAAACCGGCGTTGCGTTGTTGAAAAATCGAAGATCGAAGCCGGTCGCGTCTTGATTGGTCAGTACGTACCGATCGCCGGCCACTGCGTCGAGCCATGTGATCTGAACATTAGGCGTCGCGTGAAAGGGTTTCGGGTAGGTGATGCGCGCGCCCGCTGAAGGCAACGTGACAATCTCGCCGCGCTGGATCAGATCCGGCACATCCACTGTCCAAGTGAAACTCTCGACAAACGGCACGATCAGCGGGTTGCGCGTCTCCAAAGCCAGTCGCACATCGAAGAAGCGACCGTTGATCAGGCCGGGAACGAAGTCTGCCCATTCTGTCCATTGACCGGGAGCCGTCGCGCTGCGTATCTGAGGCGTAACGCTGTAGAACTGCATGTTCGAAGAATTAAGGACGTCTTCTTCTGCAAACAAGTCCTCCATCGCCAGCACGTTCTCGCCGAAATTCAGTGCGTACGCGTCAATGTCAAAGTCGATCCGCACGGGCGCTGGATAGCCAATGTCGATGACGTTTGCGTCGTTCGTCTCGTATGTCCCCCTGCCGCTCACGCCGCCATACCAGAGCACGTCGTCCATTGCCAGGATGTCGTCTGCCGCCAGCAAGTCACCAATGCCGCGCAGGGTGAGTTTGTTGTCAATGACGAATGCGCCGCCCTGGGTGCGACTTCCCGAGCCAGTCCAAAGCATGGAAGCGCCAGCTTGTGGTGCGACTGCGGTGGTGATGGTGGCGCCACTGCGGCTGTAGTCTGTGATGGTGACGGCGGAGGCAACGGTCGGGACATAAGACGCTAGTTCGCCCGGGCCTAAAAATGTGTTCGTGTAGTAGATCCCCGACGATCCATCGCCAACTGTTGCGGCCGAATCTAATGAGTAGGCCCGAAAAGCAATATTGCCGTGCGTGTCGGTGTCCACCGTAAGCCATACTCGGTAAGAACCGTCGGGTAATAGCAAAGCCCCGCCGACCACGTTTGAGAATGCCGAGCCGGTTACCTGCTCAACAATTGCGCCGGTTAGCAAGTTAACGGTTATGTAGGCGATAGCCGTACTTGTGTTCGCGCCGTTCAGATAGAGACGGGCTCGGTTGTACTCAGCGGCTTTGGCATCAAAAAAGCCCGTATATCGCATCACCGCCGCCGACGGCTTCGTGACAGTCTGAGTCCGACCTCCTTGAGTTAGTCCGCCACCTGCTTGCCGCACCAACTTCCAGAAATTGTTAACGCCGTCAGGCCCGCGAATAGATGTCGCGACCGCTGCATATCCGGGATTAGGGCCCCAAGGGGTTAGGTCTAGGCTTTGTGACCGAAGCAATTGGTTCGTCCGCGGCGTCCGATACAACAGCTGCCGCCCCTGCCAGTCGTCGCGGTAGATCACCGGCTCGCCGTCGACGGTGGTTAACGGCAGGTTGAACACCGTTCGGCTGTCATCGCCACCGCCAAATCGGGTCGGCTCGGTAGCCACCACCGGCACATCCTCCGCCCCACCCAGATCACCTGTCCAAGTCGGATGCTCGTATTTCGTCACCAGCACATTGCGCACGAGCGTGGCGCCAGCGACTTCGAGCGAATCCGGGACGCCGTAGATCAACGTCCCCTTCGGCGTCTCGTACCGCGCAGCCACAAAGAATCGGCCGTTCGCAGTCGGCAGCATTTCGAGATTGGGCGTCAACGCCACCGTCTGCGAGTTGCCCCACGATACGCCGGTGCGGACTTCGTACAGGATCGGGCGCACATCCTTCACGGCGTCCCACTTCAACACCGTCAAACCGTCTCGATAGACGCTGGTCAAGCCTGTGACCGTCGGCACCGGGGCAAGCAGACCAGTCACCGTGTAGGAGCCGTCTTTTGACGTGCCCTTACCCGTCAGCGTGATCGGCGTGACCGTGACAAGGATGAAATCTCCGCTGTGAGCGGGGATAGTGAATGAGCGCTCCGTCGTTTCGACAGCGGTGTAACCCTCACCATTGATCCGGTATTCCACGAGCACACGCCCGGCAGAAGACAGGACGTAATCCAGTCGCACGGCGATGTCATCGTTGGACACGCCGTTGATCGTTTCGGAGAATGACAGCGCGAAAACGATGCCACCGATCAAAGCCCCATCGCGCGGCGGGGTGTAGAGGAACGGATTCCACTCCGATGCGTAGTAGTTGGGGTCGTCGTCCACGGCTTCGAACCGCACGCCCTCATCGTTCGTCGGCTGCGCGTGCACGATCTTTAGGCGGCGGCCGGGTGTGGCAAGCGGATCGAACTGCCACGCCCAGTCCAGCGCAACGATGCCGTCTTCGTTGACCTCGTCGGGCACAGGAAAATCGGCTTGGATGGGCGCAATCGGATAAAGCGTGTCGTATTCGCCGGCGACGGCGCCACCGGGCCCGCTCACCTGAAACGTGATGAAGTGGCCCAACGGACTGCGCAATGTCATCCATCCGAAGGTCGCCGCGACGGGCACAGAGCGATCGAGACGCAACGCGAACCGCGAGCCACCCAACAGACGGCCGGCGTATCCCCATACCGTCAAATCGTGGCTGATCTGCACCACGTCGCCTCGCGTGCACATCATGCCCTCGATGTCCATTTCCCAGACCACGCGGCGGCGGTGGAAAAGCTGGCTGGCGGCAATCAGATTCACCTCACGCCCTGCCAAAGCTGCGTCCGTATTCCCCTCGAGGTCGAGCTTCAACGGGCTATTCAGCAGCGGTGCGCCGGGAACGCGCACGCGCACCTCGTCCGCTTCCCAATTGCGTGCGGGGTTGATGAAGGTGCCGACGATTTCATCGACCGTCGCGTCGGCATAGGACACTTCGAACGTGCCTGCCTTGATGTTGTATGGCCCGATCATGCCAACGTAGGGCTGATTCGCAGCGTCCCAGATCACGCCGAGCTTTCCAGTCTGCCAGGTGTAGGAGCCTCGACCGGCCCGCGCGATCATCGTCAGCATGTCGTGCGCCGTGCGCTGTTGCGTCAGCACATAGTCAAACGTCAGCCCGCGAGCATCGCACCAGGCGGCCCATGCATAGATAGCATCGAGGTCGACCTGCGAATAGAGCATGCCCGCACCCCAAACGCGATTGCCGGCCTCGTCCCGCTCACCAACAGCGAACCGCAGGAACCACCAAGCCGGATTTCGAGTGTGCTTTATCGTCCAGGTTGTGCCGTCGAAGGTATTGCACTTCGCCTCAACCATGCCGTTGAGCTGCGCGATCGAGCCGTTCAGCTGCGCCGTGGCCCGAACGCGCACACCAAGTCGCGTCTGTCCGGTGTAGTCGGTGGGCGTGTCCTGATACGCCCGGATTTGGCTGACGGATACGACATTGCTTTCGAGGTTCGTAGCAACGTCCGCATTCATCTTCCGCACGCGGACTTCGTATTGTCCATGGCCGGTGTTGAAACTGACGGTTAGACGCACTGGCTTGCTGGAACTGCCAGTCAAGCGGGTGTTCGATGTAGTCGTGTATCCGATGAGAGGATCCGGCGCCACACCAGACCATGGCCGGCCCAACTGATATGGATGAGGCAGCCACCGCCACTCGTAGGTGGTGCAATACTGCGTTTCTCCCACGTCGCCACCACCAGACGTAAAGCACTCCTGATACTGCTCGCCGTTGACGTGGTCGGCTGCGTTCAGCGACCCATATCGAATCTGCGTCCAGTAGCGGTTGTTCTGGTCGTCGTTCGCATTGCTGTAAACGCCCAAGGCCCAGTAGTGCGTCGCGTAGACAGGATCGGTGTAGCCGCCGATCGGCACCCAATTGCCCTCCGGATAGCTACGGTACTCGACCTGCACTTCGACGGCGTTCGACTCAAATGCACCGGTCTGCGCGTTGACCTTGTAGACCTGACCCACTAGTTCGACCTGCACATGATAGGTGTCAGCCGGCGTGATTCGAGCGTTCCATCCGTCCGCGAACAGAAGATCGAAACCCTGCAGCGTATCGACGTTATCCGGCACCAGCGTCAATTGCCCGTCGTGGGCCGACCGTTGAATCTCGACGCCCTGATAGTTCACGATCGGGGTGTCGCCGATCCGAAGGTCGGTAATGTCGATCTCTTCCTGCACGCCAAAGTGAAACGCCTGGTTCAAAAACTGGTCATCCCCCTGGTAGAACGTGTGCGGGTTGCCAGCCAGGTCGGGATATACGCGGTGCCGGCCAAACACTACCATCATCGGCTCAAACGGGCGCGAACGGTTCGAGGCGGCGCCGATAGCGTAAGACGGGGCGTCTGCTTCTTGCGCTGTGATGCGTGGTGTTGACGCTTTTGGCGGAGGAAGTAGAGCGCTTACTATTAAAGATCCGCCGATCGTGATCGTTGCCGCTGCGGCTGCGCCAAGAGTCCCAGCACTAATGCCAGTTGCAGTCGAGGCCGATGCAATCGCCCCAGCACCGATAGCTCCAGACGCCACGCCGTAAGAAACGGCGGCAAGAGCAATAAGCGCCACACTCCGAAGAACTTTGCTACTGCCACCGCTCCCATGCATACGCGCCCGAATGGTGACCAAATCACCACTGCGAGGAATAAGCCGCAACCACAAAGCTTCCGGCACAAGCTGACCATTGTGATGCACAAGAACCGGCCCGCGAGCAATCGTGATCTCGTTACGCTCTAGATAGGCTCCCAGTGTTTCACGAGGTAGAAATTCCGCAAAGCAAAGGTCGCGCCCATCCGCCAGCAACGCATGAGGGGACGAAATAAGCCTCGGCTGCTCGATCACGTCCATCTGTAGAAACCTTCAAGTTGATAATGAATACGCGTCATTTCCCGCAGACGTTGCCTTACAACAAAACCTACTGTTTGATCGGCATGAAGAATCCATGTTTCGCCTGCAATCAAGCAGCAAACACCGATATGGCAGACACGCCCACGCCCTACAAAGAGAGCGGGCTGCCCATCGATCGGCTTATCAACGCGTCCCGCCAGCACATCCTTATGCTCGTAGATTTGAGTGGCCTGATTACGTAGCCCTGTTGCGTGCACTTCCGGCAGCCCGCAGGCAATACCCAGCACTTCACGACCGACTTTGGCCGCTAAAGAAGCGCAGTCACCCACGCCGGGAACATAAGGTTCTCCAACGTACTTGTCAGACCAATGCATCTATTGCCCAATTAAAAAGCGCCCCGAAGGGCGCTGCATGTTTGCTAGGTTCTAAGCTCGGAATACTTTCGGCTGACATGTGCCATGACAATTTCAGGCATTGCACCGCCTCTTGCTTCGTCATTCAGCCGCTTTGCCAGTGCTGTCAGCCCAAGCGGCGTAATCCGAACTTGCTCAGAAAGACGTTCCTCACCAGTGTGGATGTCCTTGATTGGCGTCTGCTTCAAGTACAACCAACCCGCCTTCACTTTGTCTGAATACCCAAGCAGGCTTTTGTGACCCGCCCGCCGATAGACCCAGTTGTGTTGCTGCAGCCACAAGACCAGCTTACGTTCCGGGTATCGCAACGTGTTGGCAGTCTCCCGAATGGTGATGCTTCCTTCGGCATCTGCAATTCGATCGTGCACTTCAACCTTCGGCGCCTGCTCGGCAACTTTAGCTTCCAGTTGCAGCTTCTCTTCTTCCGCCTGCATTGCAATCTGGATCAACTGCATGCGGGTAAGCGTCGCCGGATTGATCGCCGGAGCCGCCGCCTCCAGTTCCTGCCATCGGTCGATGATCTTGGCACGCATGGTCAGGTTGTAGCCAGACACCAAGATCAGAGTCTCGCGCTTAGCAAGAAGAAACACCGGATAGTTTTGTCCGTTTTGAGGGTTTGTATACGTCTCCTCAAATCTGAGGACACCCCCCTCACCGTGCAATTCCATCAGCATTTCCCTAATGTCGCGCATCACGTTGTCATGCCGCTTGCCTGTAAGCTCCGCGATCTCACGGCTCGACATCCTTGCTTCTTGGCCGATCTGCATCAGTGCGCTCATCCCGCACCTCCGACCAAGTAGCTTTTCTGCAACGGGACTTGACGCTTTAACTGCTTCATCAAGAACGGCCATTTCTGGCGGAGCATTGCCGGCGTTACAACATGCGGGTCAAACATCAGTCCAAAGTCGCAGTTGTCTTCCGTCGTGCTGGCAAACATGCTGAAGCCACTTTCGAGGCAAGCCTTCGCGCTGCACCGCGCATCAGCCCAGCGGCGACGTTCGGTCAGCGCTTCTTCCACTTCGTCCAGCAAGTCTTCCTGCATTTCGTCAAAGTACTCGGGCGAAATGGATGCAGTTTCAAACTCCACCGTTACCAGGTAAGGCCAAGAACGAACCTGAGTGACAGTCACTTTAGGGTTGCAAAAGCCCTGCCATTGCGCTACCGCAACGGCTGATATAACATTAGCCATGTTGTGTTTCCTCGTAAGGGTTTCACTGCATCGACGCATCAACGGTTGCCGCCATTGGTGCGTTTTCTTTTTGGCGCTGCATTTGCAGCAAATGAACAATCTCTGCGTTGGCCGAACGATGGCTTTCCACAGCGCGGCGCTTAAGCCACACTTTTAGATCCTCCGGCAACCGAAGCTGCATTGGTTTGACTAACATTTGAAATCCTCTTCAGTGATGGCGATCTGCCATTACTGAATTATGGCGAATCGCCATCACTAAGTCCAGTGTGTAGTAGCGATTCGCCATCATATATTTCTATGGCGATTCGCCACTAGAATAGGTTATGACTAAATCCAGCTTTCCATCAGACACAGCCGAGAAGTTCGTCCTACGGCTTCCAGCTGGCATGCGCGAGAAGATCGCAGCTTCCGCCAAAGAGGCCGGCCGTAGCATGAACGCAGAGATGGTCCATCGCTTGCAAGAATCCTTTTATCTCGATTTGCTTGATGATCGAGACCCAAACAAATCTCTAAACCAATTGGAGATCGAGAGCCTTAAAAAAGCCATGGAAAGGCAAACCAAGCTTTTGGTTGAGGTCTACCACTTAATTGGAGACCTCAGAGCGGCATCACTAAAGCCATCCAACTTAACTTCAGCGTTAGAAACGGTTTCGTCTTTGGGGAACGAGCCCGCCCACCATAAAACTAGGTTTGCTAGGCCACGTTCCAACAAAAAACCGCCCGAAGGCGGTTGAGACGTTTCATTGACAGGAATTATCGGCAGACATTAGTCCCTGATATCAGCGACGACTTGATAGCTTCAATCATGCGTCGGTCAAAAACACCTTCGTCCATAGCGCTTATCTCGACAGCGGTTGTGGCGTCGGTTACGGCAGCAAAGCTTATACGCACAAAATCATACTGAGAACTGGCGGGATAGTACGTTCGAACAGACCCCGCGCGAGTGTCTGTGTAGAGATCATCGGAGATGATCATGCTTGGCGCACATGTCCTTATGTTTGATACAGCCCGCCGGTGAACTTCTTGGTAAGGCGCCGGCGCATCGAACGTAACAGACGGGTAGGTGCGACCAGGCTTCATCCCGCTTGAGCACCCTGATGCCAGCACAGCGAGGATGACTATAAAAACCATTCGTCTCATTCAGCACCTCCAGTAGATTCGAAAATCTACCACAGCCCAGGCGCGCTTTGAGGATTGAACGTCTTGGCGACCGCTGATCGACCGAGCGTGTTAACGAAACCCAGCTGTGCCGACACCGTTAAGTTGTTCGCACTAATTGAAGTCAGATCAAGCAACATATCCAGTTCGCGTATGTTTGGGGTTGCCTCGGAAACCATTAGGATTCGGCACTTCGCGCCTTGTCCTCCGCGGCTTACCTCCAACCAGCCCATCAAAGCCTGATCTACGTTATCGACCTGCAACGTGGCCTGGGGTAATTGCCCCTCCGCGTCGTCAGGAAGAGTTATCGCGAAAGGACAACTGCTGAACGTCAAGCCTTGGCTAACCAAATCCTGAGTATCGTTGACGATTCGTACCGGCGACGTCAAATCGGGATGAGATATCTCAAGCATTATCAACAGGGATTCTTCGGGAGACGTCGCCAAGATGTTGCGGCGCCCGTTGAGCGAAATGTTCCGCATTAGCCAATCGTCTCAATTTGAGCCTGAGCAAACCAGATAACGCCTGGCGAAGTCCACGAGATCGCACCGCCCACAAAGCGGCCCTGCTTGCTCAGCCCATCCACCGGATCGGTAAAAGTGAACCAACCAGTACCCCCAAAGATGGCCGTCCGAAACCACGTTTCAAAGACCGCTTTGTCGTACTTATCCCGCAGACGAAGTTTTACCGTGCGCGTCACGATTGGCTTTGTCCACCGGCGCCGCTGCTTCGCCAAGCCATCCATATCTGATCGAATGACGCCGTAGTTTGGCGATTCGCTATAACCGTCCAGTTGAATGCACGCATAGGATGGGAATGCAGGTGTAGCCATTACGCACCCCTCATGGCACGACTAATCGGGCCATTTCGCTTACGGTCTCTTAGTATGATCTCGGTGACCACACGATCGCCGTCGAATCGCGTGGTTGCAGAGCTCGCTTCCAAATTTGCGTTGCTGGTCTGATTGATTACTCTCACTTCCGTCGCACCTCCCACACCAGCCGGCGCGGCGCCAACCAAGCCTCCATCGGCGTAGCCGTTGAGCCGATCCAAATAGGCGCGGCCGAGCTTGCGTGTGGCATCGGCATTAATAACGTACTCACCAGCGTGAACTACCCCTGCCGGATCGTACTTTCCGCCCTGCCCTGTGTATCCTCCGTCCGCGAACGCCTTGCCCAAGTAGCTCAAGCCGGACACATCGCCAGTCGCCGCACCGACCGAGGTGGCTTTGCTGTAGCTACCGCCGAGCGACCCGCTGCTAAGTTGTCCGAAGAAATAGTTGCTGACCTCACCAAGTATTCCGCCAGCCTTGCCGGAGTTGCCGTAGTCTCCGAAAAGTGCTTTGCCCAAATTCGCCGCAGCGGCGTTCGCAGCCATTCGGATAATCATCTGGCTCCAAGACTTCCCGATGTTGTCGAAGTTGCCTTCCAACAAGTCAACCAGTCCCTCCCCCAATGCGTCCTGAATGTTCCGAGCAGCCTGGATCGTGAATTGGTCCATCTCAGATGTCGTCTTCTGGGTGACTTTAGAAAGTTCTTTCAGCGTTTCCTGCGCGCTCTTGTACGCATCGTCCTGCTCTTTGATGAAGTCGAGCGTGTCGGCATAGCCCAGGGCAAGCATCTTGTCCTGCTCGCTCTTGAACTTCGTATAGCCCTGCTCAATGTCGATGAGTAACTTTTGACGCTCGGTCAGATCGCCAGTCAACGCGACACGCTTCTCAAGCTGCGCAACTAGGGCGGCGCCCTCATCCCGCTCTTGCTTGGTGCCGCCAGAGCGAGCAGAAGCTTTCCCGACTTTCTTTGGAGCGCTACCAATAACCGGGATCGCTGCCATTGTCGGCACCGATCCAGCCCAACCGAGCGCTGTGGTGTCGGTCTGGTTTTCTTGAAGATTGGCACGGCTTCGGCTGAAATTCAGTTGATTCTGAATCTGCTTGATCTTGCCAGATACCGTATCCGCGGCGTCGGTTTTGCCTTCGGAAAGGAGACGATCACGCCACGCCACGGCCTCTTTCAACTGATCGGTGTATTTGGTGACGTTCTCTCGATCCGAATTGAAAGGATTGATCGTCCCGTAGGTCAACAGAGAATCGATAAAACCTTCGGCGGCGGCCATGCCGTTGACAAAGTCATTCGCCATCTTCACCAGTGCGGTGGAGACATCGACCATGAAGCCGATGAACGAAGCGAACGCCGCCTTCGTCTCCGCCGAGCCAAGCAAGTCGGTCAAGTCATTGATGGCGTCGGTCAAACCGTTAACGCTATCGTCGTCGCCGGTCATCAGACTATTGATCTGTTCCTGCAACGCAGTGAGCGACCCGCCAAACGTGTTGCGGGCAGCCTCAGCGGCCCCGCCATAAGCTGTTTCCAAGGCGCTGAGAATGATGCCCTGTGCTTCGGCGGTACGGCCAGTTGATTCCAGGCTTTCGACCAGTTTTTTCTGATCTTCGGTAAATCTGAAGCCTTGTTTGGATAATGCGGTCAGCCCTTGGCTCGGCACGTCCAGAGCCTTGCCGATTGTCTCCGATGACTGCTCGAGCGAGGTACCCAGCCGAGCCGACATGTCGATAGCGGCCTGCAGCGCACGGGGGAACTGATCGCCGACCACTCCGGTATAGGACAGCAGACGCGTCTGAGCGCTGTTGATATCTCCTTCACCGAAGATCGACTTCCCGGCGAGCTGGGTCGCCATTCGGTTGAGTTGGTCGGCAGAAAACCCAGCGGCCTGCCCGGTCGATTGCAGCGCGGCTTTAAGTTGCGCTTGCTCGTTCTGGGCGTTCTTGGTTTCTTCGACGAATTTGCCGAAGACCTGGGAAACACCAACGCCAAAGATTGCGCCGGCCAATACGCCTTTGAAAGCGTCACCGATCCCACGGCCAGCATCGTTCGCGCTCTTCTGGATTTCTTTGAAGCGCTTATCGGCTGCCTTCGCTGCCCGCTGAGCGTCCGTCTCAAACGAGCCGGTGCGCATCAACAGGTCAACGACGATCGATCCCGCTGTGGCCATCTATTTTCTCGCTGGAGGTTTGAACCCGAAAGCGGCGAGTGTCCTCATATCCGCTTCGTCAAAGTTGTCTTGATTTGCTGCGTAGCTTGGCTGCAGCCAGCCGATCAGATCATCGATCTTTGCGGTAGATGAAACCTTGGCGATCAGCGCTGCCGGCCGGTGGTAGCGGTGTTTGTCATCAAAAGGGAACGACTGGTAAAAATTCGCCCACTCATCAAACTCTGTCTTCGACATCGCTGCTCGCCACTCGGCGATCGTCCGACCGCCAAGCGCCAGCGCAATTACATGCCAGAGCCAGTCTTCGCTTCCGGCCTCGATTCGTTTCCCAACGCACCGCCCTGCAACTTGTTGACCTCAACCACGTGGCTGAAGAGGGCGTTAGCAGCCGGCGCCGTGAGTTTCAAAGCCTGGGCCCGGGTGATCGCAGGCGACCCGTCCTCATTGCACAGGCCCGATGCGATCAGGTCGGCGATGCTGTTGGCGCGAACCTCAGCATCATCTGACCGCTCAGATAGGCTGAACTTCCGGAAATCCACGGCCGGCAACTGTCGAAAGTGCAGCTGGTGCTTACTACCATCCGGCAGTTCCACCTCCCGAGCGTGGATCTCGGGGCTTACGAAGAAAGACTTGTCCAGGCTCATACGGCCGGCTCCTTCCACGTCAGGGTGTAGCCACCAGAACGCTGCAACGTCATCGTGCCGCGCACGACTTCGTTATTGGCGACATCGATGTCCAGATCGGCGATGTAGGCCGTGAACGCCAACCACGAGCGATCTGCGCCTGGCACCAGCGCACCTGCCGCCGCGGTGGGAACCGAAGTGCCATCGGAAAAGCCGATGATCCATTTCAGGTTCTCGCTGGTCTTCTTCAATTCGAAGATGCGCTGATGGCTGCCATCTTCCGAATCGAGGATGAACGGTACCGATACCGTGCCCGGATCACCCAGACCAGATGCGTAGCTCATCTCGTCGGTTTCATCCAGGCAAGTCGTGTCGATACGACTGCGGGCGCCCGTGGTCACGCCGGTGATACCGGTGGGGCACTTGAACTTGATGGGCGTGGTCGGGCTATCGGGATCCAGCAAGTACAAATGCGTGCCGGCAGTCTTGAGTTCCATATCGGGCTCCAAAAGAAAAAGCCCGCTCAAGGCGGGCATATGCAACGTGGTGTTGGCTTATCGGTTGTGGATAAAGTCGGCTTCGATCGAAACCCGGAAAAGCTGTGTGTCTGTCTCGCGCGTCGTGATGATCGTGCGGTTGTGAATCAAGGCTGCATCCAATGCGTTACGGACGGCCAACGCCAGTGCACGTGCCTGGGCACGGCTATCGTCAGCAGGACCGGTGTAGCAATTGATCTGGATAGTGTCGAAATCGCCCTGCGGCGCTTCGCTGATGTTGTCAAACGGTTGGCCGGAAACATCGAGCCAAGTTATGTAAGGCGTCTGAACTCCTTGCGGTGCGCTGTCGAAGTCGTAGATTCGCAACGGCGTGCCAACCAAAGCAGCGACAGCAGGCACATTCAGCGTCTTGAATACCGGCGCCAGCATTACTTCATCCCCTTTTCTTTCGCCAATTGAGCTGCAACCTTCTCGATGCGCTTGCTCAAATCGGAAACGATCGTCTCAATGGCTTGTTGACCCTTCAATTGCACTGCGGGTCGCAACCACGGCGTTGCGGGCTGGTGGCTCGAGCCATATTCCATAAGATTCGCGGTTTGAAGCGTCGTCGTTGGCTTCTTGCCGCGCAGTTTTGGGTAGGTCTTGCGCTTCACTCGCACGAGATATCGCTCACCCTTCCCGCCAGACGGCGCCTTGCCGCGGCTGGCAATAACGTTCTTTTCAAGCAATCCGGTCGATTCAAGGCTGCCGTTCTGAGCAACAGCCACCTTCACATTCTTTCGAGCTTCGTCCCGGATGATCCGGGCTCCCTTAGCAAGCGCCAGCTTTACAGGTCCGCCACGCTTCGATACGACTTCGGCCGGCATCGACTGCAGCATGCCGAGCAACCCATCAGCACCTTGCAGTTTGACCTCAACCTTCACCGAAGCACCACGACGCGGCAGGGGATCGAGTACGTGCCACCGATCGCCAACAATGGCGCTGTAAGCGTCACTTGCAACGTTCCGTTAGCGGTGGCGATCGCGCTGTGAATCGCAACGCCGGCAGGAAGCGGGCTGGTCGGGAACAGCAGCACATTGTCCCCAGCCTGCAGGCCCGATACGCCCGTGAACGTCAATGTGCGAACACCAGCAGCAATTGCTACCGTCGCGGTCTGCGTGACCGTAATATTGCCGAGCGTCACTAGTGGCGAAGGGCCAGCATCACCTTTGGCGCCGGGAATACCTTGCGGACCAGTTGCGCCTTGCGGCCCCTGAACGCCGGTTGCCCCGGCATCACCCTTCGGCCCAGCAGCGCCAGGCGCACCAGTGGCCCCAATTGATCCTGTTTCGCCTTTCGCGCCGACAGCGCCTGGGATACCTTGCTCGCCGGCTGGGCCTTGAGGGCCACGCTCACCCTGCTCACCCTTTGGGCCAGTAGGCCCGACAGGGCCGGCTACGCCTTGCTGACCGTCTTGTCCAGGCTGCCCATCCTTACCATCAGTGCCATTCAACGAAGCTAGCCACTCTGCTTCGGTGCCTGACCACCCCAAGCCCACGGCCACGTCATAGGCGCTGGCGCCACGGGGACCTGCAACCGGAATATTTCCAGGTGCTTTGCTCATGCTTGGGAAAGCATTGACTTGTTCAAACTGCTCGTTGATTTGATTCATGGCTGTCGCACCCAGCCAGACTTCAACGAGAGCTGCGACATCGCGTCTCGAGTCCAGGTTTGCTTGTAGGAAATACCGTCAAACGTTGTCTTGGTGATCGATGTAATGTTCACACCAGACTCATCGTAGGTGTAGGCGGTCTGAGAATCAGCGGCGAAAACGTCGCCGTTAGTAGCCATGTTGTACAGGCAGACAGCAACGAGGCCACCCTTACCGCCCAAAGCGACAACCTCAGCGTACGTTCCGTCGCCCATATCTTTGTAGCGCTTGTTAGCAGCCACATTCCCAGGCAAACCACCTCTTGCGACAATATCTGGCATGACCGCTCCTAAAGTCCTTGGCCTACGCCTTCACTGCACGGCAGGGTCAAGTATTCAAGGCCGCTATCTTTGTCGGCCAATACACCTTCAATTCCGTAGATTTTTTCCCTGTGAAGGATACGCATCGTCGCATCGATTCCCTTTCTATATCGGATCGTGACTCTTGCGGTGATGTTCGACTGCGTAGCTGACGACTGGACAAATTCACGCGCCGACAGAGGCTCGATCGACGCCCAAACGCTCGCTAGATCCACCCAAGTCGTGGTCAAGTCACCGGTGTCCGGGTCCTGCGTGTTCTGCTGCCTTTGGATAACTACCCGGTGCCGCAACTTTCCTGAGGACAAAGGCATCACGCAAGCGCCGGATCGCGAAGTGGATAAAGCAGTGCTGTCACAGGACGCGGTAGATAACCTGGCTCGAAAGCTGAATCAGCATCGTCGTCGCGGTTCTTGAAAAGAAAGCCCAACATCAGCAATACGGCTGCGCGGACTTCAAAGCGCACATCGCGGGTGTATACAACGTTGCCATCTGCATCAAGCTCAACGCTACCCGATGCATCTCGTTTGGGCTCGAAGACAACCCCGCTCTTCATGTAGTTCAAGACCGATGAGGAAGCCGCGCCAATCTTCAATAGCAAGTCAGCGTCGTCGTCATCGGAATCAATGCGGAGATGCGCTTTGGCATCTTCTAGAGTCACAAGGGTGATCATTTCTTGCCCACCTCGACACTGTTCTTGGCATCTCGACCTTTCTTTACCGCAAGGCGCCAATCAGGATTGCCAATTTCAGGCTTGCTACGCGTCACCGCTTGAGAGATCCAATAGCTGCCACCAAAAGTCACCCCGTCGCCCTTCTCGAAAGATTCGCCTTCCTTGTAAAAGCCGCGGTCAATCACTACGGGGATGGTGAACTCAAACCGTTTCGTCTTTTCACCAGCTGCAAACGTCATGCAGAAACCTCGCTCGCCGTCATGTTCGATGGTCATGTCATCGAAGCCGAGCCCATCCAAGCCATCCTTTCCATCAGCCCCATTAATGCCGTCTTTGGGCTTTTCCAGCCGATCAATCGCTCGTTGCAGAGTCTCGTTTGCGCGTCTTTCGAAATCTAGTTCCCATCGGGCCAAATGGCCGTCGAGTAGGTTCTTTGCATCGTCAATGGTGAAACTCGAGCCGTCCTTGCCATCTTTGCCGTCAATACCAGGCGCGCCGTCTTTACCATTGGAAGGAATTGGAATGCGGGCCAGAATGTTTTCGATAACGACACCCTCGTCTAACGGCGTCGCATCTTTTCCATCGACGCCGTCCTTGCCCGGCTCCCCGGCCCGAGGCGAGGGTAATTCCGCTATGGTGCGTTCGATAGCGTCGATCCTGCCGCTTAAGGATTCTTTGACACCCGCGACATAGCCTTTAACGACTTCAACCAAGCCATCGGCCAACATCTTCATATCAAGCCGCATGGGTAAGCCCTTTCTGGAACAGTGCCAAGAATTGTCGCGTCTCTTCGGCGGCCAATTCTTCGTCGTCATATTCGTTCGGTTCGACCACCGGCGCTGGCGGCTGCGCAGCTAGCGGATTAGTCTTGTCGCGCTCGTCCAAGGCCGCCAAGCTGTAGTTCTGCTGTTGTAGATAGACCGTATCGCCGCCAACGATCTTTTTCATGTTCAAACGCTTCCTAGCTTCGTTTGGCGCCATGATCGAACCGCCCACTGCCGCTGCAAGAGTAGTGACTTGGGTAGCCTCATCCATTCGGAGAAGTACATCCAGATCCAGTTCGGTCGCATAGCGCTCTGGCATGGACAATCCTTCGTCCATGCAAAGCTCGAATTCTTCGATCAGAGAGTGAAGGCATTCGTCGTAATAGTCTTGCTTTAACTCACCAGGTTTCTTGCCGGCCGGGGCCGATCCGACGCCGACCAAATACGCGGGCATATGAAAGGTCGAACAGATATATTCATCAAGCCGGCGAGACTGTTCAGTCGTCTGAGCGTCAACCGCCGTCATGCGCATAGGCTCATACTTCAACCCGTCGCCCATTACAGCGACCTTTCCAGCGTTCTCACCGGTGAAGTTAGCTGTCCACTTCTCCTGAAGACGCTTGGCGGTCTCATCGCTAATTGAACCCGGCGCCGTCAGTACACCACCTGGATTAGCGCCATTCGCAAAGAAGTTCATCGAGTCATTGATGATCTTCAAGCCAAGATGGGCCGGAATACCACCTGCAAACAGCGGCGATACACCCATCAGAGGATGGAATACTGGGCACATGCGATCATGAATGATCTCTCGTGCGGGAACCGCAACGGCTGCCTCTTCAGTGATTCCATTCAAGTTATCGACCGATAGCTGATAGAAGATCGACCCGTCAGGACTCACCAACGGCTGAACTTTCGTTGGGTCAAGAATGTAGAGCGCCGTGACCACGCCACGGTTGTCGCGCTGTTTGATGGCATACGTATTGCCACGGCTAAGCTTCGACATGAACCACCATTGTTTGAACTGAATATGGTTCTGGTAGCGATTTGGTCGCTTTAAGACCGGGCTGAATGCAGCGCTAGTCGTCTCGTTCCAGATTCCATCGTTATCCAGTTCAACCAACTTGGCGCGAAGTTTTCCGATGTCGCTGGAGATCTGGGTGATGCAGGCGTAGACGATCGGATGCGAGAAGACTGTTTCCACAGTCCATTCGTCGTTGCGCTGCCATGCGCCCATGTACGGCTCACGCACAGTAGGAAACCAGCCGCGACTGTCTCCAGCAGGTGCGAGGTGGGCTCGCTTGATCTCCAAGCCGAACAAGCGCATTTCAGTCCTTAGCCTTGAGATCTCGCCGCTGATATGCTCGTTTCTTCTCGCTTGCTTCAGCGTCCAAATCTTTCTTGGCCACCGTCGCCTCTGCTTTCTCAGACTTGACCGGCTTAGCCCACTTAAGTGCAGTCAGAATGGAGGCCTCGTCCGCGTTCGCGGTGTATTCCTCGCCAGCCTCGCGCTCACCAGTGCCGAACGGATGCTTTCGCAATGCCACCATTTTGATTGAGCTCATGATTCGTCCTTGATTAAGAAAGGGCGCCCACTAGGAGCGCCCCTGTTTACTTAGCCTTCAGTTACGGCACCGTTCCACGACACACCGGACAGATACTGCACGGCGGCCGGGCGAGCCTTCAGCCAGTTGACATACCGCTCGGCACGAATTGCCAAGAGGTTGTTTTGCCAGAGGCTGACCATCACCGTGGTGGCAGTCGGGGGGCTGTCAGGAGCGCTGTCCATTTGCAGCGATGCTTCGCGGCTCGCGTCGATCGACACTTGTCCATCGTCAGCCAACAGAATGTCCTGAGCGTTGGCAAGAATGACGATGTTGCCCACAGCCTCGGACACAATCACGGGCATGCCCCAGAAAGTGCCGCCGGCCATATTCACGTCCGGGAAGGAGCGTTGCCCCAACGCATTCTTCATCAGAGACAAACCAAGCGCGTTGGTGGCCGACATGATCCAGACGGCGTTGGTCGGCGCAAGGTTGGCCGCGATGAAGGGCGCGAATACCGCTTGGATGTCCGCATTCACCGATGCTTCGCCGCTACCACTCGACGGCACCGCCGTGACGCCGTTGGTGATCGACGCGGGCTTGACGTTGGCAGTGCCGGCGTTTGCCGGGTTTACAAAATCGGCGTCCATTTGCTGGATCACGGCTGCAGCCAACTGATCGCGCAAAATGGTTTCTGCCGAAGGCTGAGAAAAGCGAGCCAGTTCGTCGGAAATCACAGCAATCGTCGCAAGCTTCGTCCAACGCAAGGTGACTTGGTCGAAAGCCAAGCTGGTCAACGGCTTGGCTTGACCTTCACCGACCCAGTACGCTGCGCCGCCAGAGGTTTGGCGCGGCATGCTGATGTTGAACGGCACCTGACGCAGGTTCGGGATGCGACCGACGATCGTCTGCGGACGCAGGAAATCGATGAATTCGCTGGCCATTTGGTTGTACTGAACCAGCGGAGCCGCCCAGGTGGTTCCGCTGGTCGTGCCGACAGCAACTGCGGCCTTGGTCACGTCTTCGAAGTTGTATTGCGAGAACATCTTGATGATGTCGTGCATACCTTTTTCTTCGGGGAAGCGATTGTTAGCGAAGTCGAGGGCGTCGCGCATGTTGCCCTTGGTGTGCGCCATCACACCGGCAAAGCGTGCGAAAGCCACGCCAGGCGCCAACTTGCGCTCAACGACAACGATGTTGCTGCCGCCACGGCTGGCCGAAGCTGCTGCAGTGGCGTCCTTCGTTTGACCCGGGGTCACGGCGGGAACCGGAACTGCCTTGGTGGAATTGATGGCTTCCAGCGAGTGCAGATCTTCCAGTTCTTGATCGATCGACTTGATCTCGTCTTTCAGCGTCGAGAATTCTTCGCTTTCGCCAGCATCCTTGGTCCGGTTTTCAGCCAACGTCTTGTTGGTCAGTTCCGTCATTCGGCCGGCTTTGGCATTGCGGGTGGATTCCAGGTCGGCGATTTGTTCGCCAATGGTCTTCTGGGTCATGGTCTTACCTTTTCGAAATTTTGATTGGTCCGCGCTTGGCGGTGCTGGTGATTGCCACCGCGCTAGCGGCCGGCTTTGAGCCCCGATCACCAGCGCGGCCAGCAGAGGCCAGGTGTTCGTGGTCGATACTCTTGACGGCGGTGATTACCGCCTGTGAATTCGCGGGAATAGTGACGAGCGAGAGCTCAAGCCAATCCCATTCTTTAAAGCGAAGCCCACCTGACTTCAGGCGTTCAACTTGACCTTCGATCGCGCTGAAGCCGATAGAGACGGCGGCAATGAGCTTGTACTTGAGCGAATGAATTGCCTCATCAACTCGGTCCTTCAAACGCCCAGCCTCGCTCACTATCGGCAATCTGGCCTCAAACGGAATGCCTTTCTCAGTCGCCTGCGCAAATGTCACCTGTCCTACAGGCTGATCATGCTGATGCTGCCAGAGCAAAGGCATAGGGGTTTTGAACTTTGCGCCCAGAGGCTCAACGATGTCACCCATGCGATCAGTGGAAGGTGTAGAAGCAATGCCGCGGATCACGACAAAGCCATCTTCTTCATCCACAGACTTTGTTTCTAATACGCTGTATGCGCGATCCATTGCTGGCCTCTGAAATGCAAAAGGCCCGCGCATGGCGGGCCAAAATGGTTAGAACGAACTCAAGAGAAAAACAACTGGTACTTTGGTTGAACAACAGCATCACCCGCATGTGCGGCACCGAATGCCATGCATAGCGCCACAGCAGCATCAATCTTGTTGATCGACCGCGTTTTAGCGAGCCAACTGTTATCCCACTTATCGGTTTCCGTCACTGCACTCATCATCGCGGACACAAGGACCGGGTTTTTCAGTAGCCTTACGCGACCTTCGAGCAAGGCATCTTCCAGCAAGCGCAGAGAGCCCGGCATCCACAGACCTTCTGCCTGCTCTCCCTTGGCTTTTGCAGCCTTTTGCATTGCCTCAGTGGCCTTGCCCTTCTTCAAACCACCCTGGGGATGTTCGACAAACTCGAGCGCAAGGCCGATCTCATCAACATCTTCCTCAAACCGCTTGAAGGCGAAGCGATCGTAAGCAACCATTTGAATGTCGTACCGCTCTGCGTATTCCGCAAGCGTCTGTGCGACATGCCTGTAGTTAATACTTTCGCCCGCCGGAGCCTGGATAAATCCTTGCTGCTTCCAAACGGTGTACGGGATTTTGTCTCGTAGTTCTCGCGCCTGAATCGTGTCACCAGGCGTCCAAGCTTCGATCCAGGCGTCAAAAAGCGGCTTGTTGTTGGCGTCCGTGCCAGTCCTTACGACTGCCCCGAGCGCCGTGATATCTCGGTTTTGAGAGAGATCGAGACCAATCCAGACCTGTTCTCCCTCATAGTCCTTGGGGTCAAACTCTACTAGTGCGGGTTCAAGCGTTGAGCGAGTCATCCACGCGGTTTCAGCATCAGTCCAAATGCAGAAGTGAAGCCGAAGAATCCCGTTTAATTGGCCCGGTATCGATTTGGCTTGAGCCACCACCTCCGACAGATACTGCTCAGTAATTGTCACGCCAAGCAGCGGGTTCGCCTTGATCCAGCATGTCGGGTCAGTCAGAGGATCATCGCCATCATCTAACGAACACACATAGCTGAAAGTCGTGTCGTCCAACGGCTCGCCAACGAACACCGGGTCGTTGACTGCCTCGGTGTGACCTGCAGCTACCTTTACCGCGTGTTCATGCTCTTCCCAAGCAACCGAGTTTCGGTCCGACCCACTATTCGTGATCATGAATAGCAAAGGTTGGCGCCGAAACTTAAACCCTCGCTCGAGCATTTCAATGATCTTGCGATCAGGCAACTCGTGCACCTCGTCGGCCAGCACGAAGTACGGACGCGGGCCTGAGCCGGTTTTACCGGTGTCCCGGCTCACTGGTCGGAAGAAGCTTCCGCTAGCATGATGAGCGATGTTGAACTCACGCCCTGGACCACCGGAAAACTCCATTCGCTTGTTGAGCGCGGGCGACTGCTTAACCATCTTCACCGCATCAGCGAACAGAATGCCGGCTTGTTCACGCTTCGCTGCCGCTGCATAGACCTGGGCGCCTGCTTCGCCGTCTGCGCTCATGCCCATCAGGCCAATTCCACCAGCCAAAGGCGACTTGCCGTTTCCTTTTCCCTGCTCGATATAAGCGCGTCGAAAACGTCGAGTACCATCCGCACGTTTCCAGCCAAACAGCGAACCAATGATGAACGCCTGACTTGGGTGAAGTTCAAAGGCTCGGCCTTCAAACTGCCCTTCTGACAGCTTCAGTACCGTTTCGAAGAAGTTGAATGCGTACTCGGCTGCAGCCTGGTCGAAGATCAATCCTCGCTTACTGCCGTCCTTCAGGTCCTTCAAGTGGCGTCTACATGCATTTCGAACATGGGGACCAGCCACTATCACCCCAGCCACTACAGCTTCAGCGTATTCCTTAGTGCGGTCGTCCAAAGAACTGGTCTGCCGGATCTTCTTCTTCGCCGTCGCCATGGTTCACTTTGGTTTCATCAACTGGTGTAGCGCCAAGCTTCGAGAGAATCGAACTTAGCGCCTGCGTTGCCGAAACTCCGAAATCGGCGTCATCCATTCGCGCCGTCCAAATGCACGCCAGGCGCAAGAGCGGTCGGTGCGAGCTGTTCAGCCAAGGCAGTTCGGCGCGGTATTCTTCCCACGCCACTTTCTGCTCGTCCGTCATTTTCAGATATGGTTCGCCAAGCGACCTAGCCCCCTTTGGAGCCTTACGATCCTTGAAGCGCTTTGGGTCGTGAACAGCGGCGCCGGAGACCGCTGCCTTGCTGGCCGGCAGCCTCGGTCGAGCCATTGGTTACCTCGTCTTGTGAATTGCGGATACGAAAAAATAGGTGAGCGGCCGGTGTCCGAGTTTGTCCCAGAAAAACAACGTTCTACCCCCCCCTGTTACAAACGTCAGAATGCCCCGATTTGGTGCATCTGTTACACACTTTCGGGCCATCCTTCGACGCTGATACGTGCCCTCAGCTTTCCGGTGTTGCCGGCCTCTCGCTGCGTCTTGGCCTCGTGACATGCGTCACAGATAGCTTCAAGGTTCGATGGGCTGTCGTCGCCTTGCTTGGACACCGGCACGATGTGATCGCACTGGGTTGCTTCGGCGACCCTACCCTTACGCTTGCATGTCTGACATATCCAACCATCGCGGTTCATGATCTGCTCTCGAAGCCTGCGCCAAGGTCTCCCGGTTAGTGTCCGGTCGTCCCTGTTCTTGCGCCACGCTTCGGTCATAACGGGTTGTTCGTGTCTCGGTCGCCTGGGATGCGCTGACCATCTAGCGAGTGGCCTGCATCCTCAAGCTCGTCTTGCTCATCTGCGAGTGCGGAAAGCAATGCATCCAGCTTGGCTTCGATGCGATCAAGTTGTGACGGCTTGGGATCGATAGCCGCTTGCTGGACGGAAGTGAACTGCCGACTTTCGTCCTCAAGCGTCGTTACGTCGTACTCAGCCTTGACGCCATCTAAGCGGTGCGGTTGCACCATGAGATGCACCACAGCGCGCCATACCTCGCCGACTTCAGCAATCAGCTCGACGCGCGTAACACCCTCGATCTTCTTGCCATCGGCGGTCAATATCTGAGTGCCCATACAAGGCAGGTGACCGTCCTCGCTGAGGGGTGGCGGAACGATGCTGATTAGCTTGCCCATCAGTAGCCGTAGTCCTGTTCGTTCATGCTACCGCGCCTTCCTGGCCATTCGTATATCCGCGGACTTCACCGTCGAACACGCAGTTCTGCGGCAGCTCGTGCGAGTACATCGACTCGCTTGCACCAGCCTTAATAGCCTGATCGCACTGCACGCAGAAAGCCTTATCTGCCTTACGCACGATCTGGGAGAAGTTGCGGAAATAGCCCTGGCATCGATCGCACTGTGCTTCCAATCCCATCTTAGTTCTCCAAATGCAAAAGCCCGCCAAGTCTGAGACCGGGCGGGCTGTTTTTGGTGGCTACTTGGGCACCAACGCGTCAACTTTAAACCGGAATCCGCGTTCATGCAACATATTTCGTTCACTAACGCGCATAAGGCCACGTTTAACGAGCATCGGTAGCAAATCCAGCTTTGCCCGTTGGTATTCCTGATGCTGTTGCTGCGGACTAAGACGAGGGTTCTTGTAGATGGCATTGCCGCATGCCTTGTTCGCGGTATGAATGCCTACCGCTGCACGTGCCTGCCAGGTCAGTTCATCCAGACACACGTCCACCGCCTTGCACTGGGCGTTGAAGATGCGCGTATCCGCTTCCTCGCCATCGGTGAATGAGTCGGTGTCACTCATGCCACGGCCATATGCTGAGACCCGAGGCGCGCCTAGATGCGGGCGGTAGGCATTCGCCCAGCGGTACCAGTCCATCAGCAGCCCTTCGATCTGTTCGCTATCTTCCTGTGTCATCACGACAATCCCCTTCTCTCTGATTGCCCCAAAGGGGTCTTCGGTTAACTCGGTACGCTGCTGTTTCAATCTTTGCTGCTCTCTGGCCATCGCTACCAGACATGGGTCAAGGCGTTCCCACCGCCTCTGCCAAGTCATCGCTGCCACCCTTCTTTGCCGCCCCACGATCGAGGATCCTGGCTAGCGCCCTTTGGAGTGATGAGTGCAGGCTGAATGGCCTTGGCTTTCTTCGCCAACTCGGCAAGCTGTGGCGGGAGTTTGTAGGTGCTCATCGCGCCTCCGATATGAAGACCCGAACAAGGCCTTTGGCTACTGGTGCGAAGCGGTGGATAGAAAGCTTGTCGATCAAGCTGTCGTCTTCAATCACGCCGGCATGAACGAGTCCATCAAGCAGACCTTTAAAAACGTTGTCCAAGTCTCGTTTGCGCCTGTCTGGTGGGTAGGCATCAACATGCACCTGCAATCGTCCTGGCGGGGCTATTCCGGGCTTCTGCGCTGCCATGACGATTGATCGGTATGCCCGGCCCCGCTCGCTGATCAGGGTTCGGCCGGCAAGTGGCCCCTTGTTGGGACTGCGCCAGTAGCCGTTCACGCTCGGCGGATAAGGAAGCTCGATAACGATCATTCTTCCCACTCCATCAGTTCGTCGTACATGGCTCCAGCACGGCAAAGACGCAGCGTCAGCCAAGCAAAGCCAACCCAAAGGGCAGCGACCAAGCCGACAAGGATCCAGTCCGAGGTATCCATCAGGCCACCTGCGCAATTAGGGTTGCGAAGACATTGCCTTGGTTAGCGGCAAGGCGATTAGTCAGAGTTTTCTTCTTGTGCCATGCCAACTGGCGGCGTCGGACCTCTGCCTTAGCCTGACGCGGCATCTTCGGGCTGACGCCAGCACCCAGCGTGTAGACCGGCGCCCACAAACCTTGCTTGCGGGGAGCCACCCAGCCGCAGACGTGGATCTTCCCTTCGTCTTGAAGGCGGCGAAGGTTGTGCTGAATCGTGCTGCGACTTGCCTGCAGATCGGCGACAAGATCTACCATCGTCATGTCGCCATTGGCTTCGAGCGCTTGCAGGATCGCCGGATAGGTGTAGTTGGGTGGGCTCATGCTGTCTGTGCCTCGCTCGAGTATTCGACGTAGGGAAATGGTCTGCGTTGGGGGTTGGTGGTGAACTGCATGGACGCGCGATTGAAAAAGAGGTACAGGCTGCGGGCCTGCGTTTCGCCATTGCGTTGTTTGTGGAGCTCGAGCTTCGCGTCTGGGGTATCCGGGTCTTCGCCGTCTTCCTTCTGCGCAGACCACACCGAAAACACGTTGTCTGCGGCATCAGTCAGCTTGGAACTGCCCGCCACATCCATCTTTCCGGGGTTCTTCTTCTCGTTCTCTCCTTTGCGGGGATGTGCGACAAGGTGCAGGTGCACGCCGAACTCGCGGCAGAATCCGGCCAGCTTGCGCATCGCCTCTTTTTGGGCGGACATGGCGCCTGCACCGTCTTCCGGTACATCGGTCATCATCAAGCTGTCGATAACGAAGTGGCGGATGCCATAGCGCTTGAAGCCGTAGCGAAACACTTCGAGCAAGCGGTCAATGGTGGCCGTACCGGTCAGGTTGAACAGCCACGACTTGTCCTGCAGCCATTTGCCGCAGTGATCGAAATAGCCTTGAGTCGGGCGATCCTGACCGGTCAATTGCTTGGTCATGCGCTTGCCCTGATTCACCGCGGTCATTTCTCCGGAGAACACACAAATCTTTTCCCCTTGACGCATCACGCCGATGAGCGCTTGATTCAACAGAAGCGACTTGCCGTGGCCGTTGTAGCCAGTCCAGACAGTGAGCTCGCCCTGACGGAACTGAAACCACGGTTGATCGACGCCGTTGAACGTCAAACACGGATCCATAACCTTGTCGCCGGCCGGCCAAAATGACGCCTTTACCTGGCTCCAGAAGTCAGACAGCGGGCGCAACTCTTCGGGGTCGAATGGCTGGGCAGCACGCAGGCAGTGATCAAAGTCAGCGGCCTCGACCCCACTCTGCAGGTACTCGTTCGCGTCTTTTGCTTTGTCGAACAGAACCACCTTGCAGCGTTCCAGGCCGAGCCGGTTTGCTACTTCACGGGCGCCCTTCTGACCTGCTTCGTCGTTGTCGTAGCAGAGATAGATCTCAGAGAAGCGCTGCAGCCGCTCCCAATCGTTATCAAGCCACTGATGATTACCGGCGCCAGCGTTCACCGACAAAGCCGGGACGTTCATCTGGTGCAGGCTCATGGCATCGATCTCGCCTTCGCAGATCGCAATTACTCGAGCCTTCGGATCGATCAACTGCCAGCCGAACAAGCATGGCTCGGCACCGCCTTCTTGGCGCATGTCCTTTTTATCCGCGACGTTCCGATATTTGGCGTTGATGAATTCGCCTTCACGCAGGTACGGGAACACGGCGTAGGATTTGCCCTGACGCTCCTGCTCAGCGATCTGGAAGGCAGCAATCGTCTCTTCCGTCAGCCCACGGCTCATGAGCCAATCACGCACTGGTTGCTTAGGCTTACTGGCCGCTGGCTTCGACGGACGCTTGAAAGTCGGCACTTCCTTGCGCGGCATGCTGTCGCGGATGCCCAAGAACGATTTGGCTTCTGCCATCGCTTGGCCGATCGACAGAATGCGGACCGATGCCCACAAGTCCAACAGATCTCCGGACTCACCAGTGTTGAAGTCCTTCCAGACGCCGCGCTTCGAGCCAGTCAAGCGGACCGACAGCGATCCGCCTTCGTCGCCGGCCACGCTGCCGGCCTTCCACTCACCGGACGCCTTCTTGCCACCGGGCAAGAGGTATTCGGCAATCCGTGCCGCGTCGTCTGCCAAACGTTGGCTTAATTCCTGCGCATTCATGCCGTCACTCCCATGCGGTGGCCGTCTTTCCATAGGTACGAGGTCTTCTCGCTACACCCTGCGTTCTGTGCCTCAAAAGGCGTTGCGAATCCTGCGTTCAACCACCAGCCGGCACCAGGAGCGCGACGCTCAACCTGGCCGACATAGCCTGAGAACTTGCTTGCGCCGAAAAGCGTTTCCGGCCGGAGGTATTTCGACATTTCGGCGTCATCGCCCCACTGGGCAGCCTTCGCGTCAATGACGGCTTTCACGTCGTCAAGGGAATAGCCCTCAGACAAGCGTGCGCGAACCAGCCGAAGATTTGCTTCCACTGCCCGGTACTGACAGCCTGTGCGATTGTTCAGGTACGAGATGACTTCCCGAGCATCGGCATTCGAAGCCTTCACGTCTTCGGGCTCTTCACTTTTTTGGCCCGATAGGTCGGGCTTGCCCGACAATGTCTTTTCTTTATCTTCTTCTCTTCTCTTCTCTTCTTTAGGTAACGCTGAGGTAACGCTGCTACCGTTACCTTTGCCGTTACCCTTAGCGTTAGCTTTGTGAGAAGCGACCCGTTTTGCCGTCAAAGCTCGGTCTTTTGCGGTCTTTCCGTTGTGGCGATCAAAGTTCGGAAGGGAAACACCAGCCTCTGAGACGACCAACCAACCTACATTTGCCATCGCTTGAGCGAAGCCGCTAACGCCAGCGATACGATCGAGTAACGCTGCGCTAACGCTCGGAGCGTTACCGTCAACAGTCTGCTGGTCGAACCAACGCCAGACACGGAGCAATTTGCCAACGGTCAGATCTGGGTCCTCCCATCCCATCGCGAAGGTGATCGCTAAAACTTCCTGCTTTTCAGGCGTGTTCACTTCGAACTTGATCCAGTCGCCGGCCATATCAATACCCCCTCAGTCGCAGGACTGAGAAAACGAAACGGACGAGCCACGCCGGCACAACGCCGCGGCAGTAGCCATCCATCAAACGATCTTTGATAAGCGCTCTCATGCCGCTGCCCGCTTGAGAGGTTCGTAAGCAACGCGGTAGGCTTGCTCGATTTCAGGTGTCCACAAGCTGCGGGCAATAAGCTCGGCTCGAGTCAGGTCGATGAACTGGACTTCCTGACGGCGGCGAAGATCGCGGTTCATGCCTCCACTGTCGTGATGTCGATGGCAGTTAACGCAAAGCGCCATCAATTGGCTGTCGCAAGCCTTCAGGCCCAGACCTTTGCCGAAATTGGCATGCGCGGCTTGCGTAAAGCCCTGCAGACCGCACTTCACGCAGGCCAGCGATGCAACATTGCGACGATGCTTTTCAGAGCGCAGGCGGGTGTTCTTGGGGCACGAGATCATTGCGACACCTCGACGTTGTTATCAACACACCAGGCCTGCACGTATTCAATGAGGCTGGTCATACGAGCAACGGACATCTGCGCGGATGACTCACGGATAGAGACGAATTCCCCTTCCAGACCAGGCACCATGTCGGCGCCATGCCCAGTCGCTGCGGCGTGCCCGGAGATCATCAACGTCTTCCATTGAGTGGGCGTCAAAGTGCGGCCCATCCATTTGGCTTGCTTTGCGATCTCGCCAAAAATGGCGTGCAACCGGGCGTTCTGGTCGCTTGATCGCGTGCGAGGTTTGATCTCGACCCGATAACCGGGCTCAGCTTGCAAGACAGCTTGAGCGGCGTTCTGACGAGCTTGGGGATGGCTCAGGACGAAGATCTGATTCATTTCTTCGCCTTCTGCGTGCGCACAGCATTGCGCTCGGCTCGATGTGCCATAGTGCGCAAGTCGCGAAGGTCCTCGACAAGCGCATCAACTTCGGCAGCGGACAAATCGCCGTCTTCCAACGATGCTGCTGTCGTGCCGGCCACCTTCCCAGCCAGAGCAGCTACGTTCATGACCTTCGACTGCAACGCCGTGATCTCGCACGGCCAGCCATTCGCAGGCGCGGCCGGAACGTTGTCGATAGCCATGTTGCGCGAGCCGGCAAGAGCTTGAATCCAGTCATTGGCGTACTCCGCGCCGCCCTCTTTCTCTTCCATCCACTCGGACAGAAGTTCAGCCATTTCGACGCTAATTGCATCGTCATCGCCTTTGAGCTTGGCGCGCAAAGATTCGGGGTGGATCGACTTGCCACGGCGCTCAGTCAAGAAACGAGCGGCATCAGCAACGCCACCTTTAGTGCGGCGAACCGACATGTAGAGAACGTCGAGCCAGTTGGTATTGCTGTAGCGGCAGGTCATCGAATTACCTTGAACCTTTGGAAATTTCAGTCTTTCGACGTTGCTGCGCTGCACCTAAGATGCATCCAACAACGAAACCGAGGACAAAGAAGTGAGCCAGACCGAGAAACTTTTGAAGAGCGCCGCAGACATAGCGAAGCGGACCTTTAGCGATCCGAGCGAAAGCGCCGTGCTTGAGATATTTCGCCGGCTGTCCTTCGAGATGGACACCGTTGACGTTGAGCGTGCGGAGATGCGTGGGGCTATGCACTGACGCTCTCCGCGCACTTTGGCGACACGCCCCAAATGAGGTGGTGGTCGTCCGGCCTGAGGGCCGAAACCGGAACCCCGGTCTTTGCTTGAATTGCCAAGCAATACTTGGCCGGCACGTTGCCGACCTTCATCCACTGCTGGACGGTCTGATAGTTCTTGGCGCCGAGGATTCTTGCGGCAGCTACAGCACCGCCAAGCAGATCAATCGCACGCGAGATGTCGGGGTTCTTTTCCATACCCCCACTTTAATGCAAGAAAAACTAGCATGCAAGATATTCCTGCAATGACACAAGAGATTCTTGTCTTTAACCTCGCGCGCATGAATACGATCCACACCCGCATCAAGCAGCTTCGCGAATCGCTCCAACTTTCAATGGAGCAACTAGCCGCGCTCGTGGGTGTGTCGTGGCAAACAGTGCAGCAGTGGGAGAACGGGAAGACGGCGCCAAAGCGTTTGCGGCTTGAGGCTGTGGCAAATGCACTGCAAACGACCTCAGATCATTTGCTGTTGGGTACGTCCAGCGAGCTGAAGACTGCCAAGACGGTTGATCTGGAGACAACGCCAGGACTGGTTGCCATTCGAAAAGTCGAATTCCGCATTTCCGCTGGCATCGCTGGGTTCGCCGTGGACTTCAAAGATGATGGCGACGGCGTGCCTCTGTTCATGCCGCAGAGTTGGGCAGACGCTAAAAAGCTAGATCCTGCCAAACTTTATGCAACGCGCACCAGTGGTGACAGCATGAGCCCCGGCATCCTTGATCATGATGTTGTGGTGGTAAATACCGGCGACACCAAACGTGAAAAGGACACAGTGTTCGCCTTCAATCATGAGGGCGAGTTCACCGTGAAACGGGTTAAGCACGAGTTCAGGAGGTGGTGGCTGTTCTCAGACAATCCGGATCAAAAGTCCTACCCACCTATTGAATGTTCTGACAGCACATTTCTACTCGGCAGGATCGTCCACCTGCATCGAGACATGTAAAAGCCTGGACGAAACACAGGGATGGAGAGGGGCTGATGAGGTTCTTGATTGCAGGTGTGATGGTAGCGTCTTTGGCTGGCTGTATCACACCACCAAAGCCAGTGGAACGGCGTCCTTTCGTAGAAGCGGAGTTCACTAAGTATCGGACGCCTGGCACAAGCACCATCAAGGGCCAAGCATTTTTGACGACACGCGGGGGCCAGGTTCGATCGGCTGCCGGCAACGAAGTGACGCTAGTCCCCAATACGTCTATTAGCGACCAATGGATCATGGTTAGTTGTAATGGTGGCCTACCGTTAACGCCTGCGGACCTGCGATATAACGAGTTCGTCCGCCGTACCGTCGCGGATGCCGATGGCCGATTCAGCTTCGCCGGTTTGCCAGCTGGTAGCTATGTGGTGACGACGGCCGTCATGTGGAGCGTGCCGGTCTCGGCCTACTCGACCTCAACACAAGGTGGAATGCTGGTCGATCGGGTATGGATTGAAGAAGGTAAAGAGGCCAACTTGGTGCTGTCCCAGCGAAATCTTTGTCAGGGGCGTTAAGTTGGATGACGAACCGCATTACAGCACCGGATTCAACTTCACCGATCCGCGAGTACTGGACGATATCCATAAGCGCCAAAAGGCTTTACCAGGAACCATTGCCATGGGTGTGGCGTGGCTTATTTTTACGGGTATTGCGTGGTCAGCCTTCCCCTCTTGGGATAAAGCGGGCCTATGTGGACTACTTGGAGCCGCAATCTGGTACTCGATTGTTCAGCAGGAGCGATTTGCACTTGAACAGCGGCGCCGCGATGAGATAACACGCGCCATGATTCGTGAGCTCGATCACACACTAGCCTTCCGAGTTGAGCATTTGGATCGAGAGCATGAGATAACGCGATCAATCATCAGGGCTAACCGCTGACCCATAGAAAAAGCCACCCGGAGGTGACTTTTTCTACAGTTTCTGGTTCAAGAATGCCGTTTCTTCAGTGGTTTCTTAATCCAGCGTTTAGCCAGCCATTCAAATTCTTGAAAGAATGTTTCCTTCTGCTGCTGTTGCCGAATGTCTTGGATAAGGCCGCGCGTCGCTTCCCAGACTTTTACGTAGTTGGAGCACTGCATCTCTTTAAACATCTGCTCATCAAACGCACCGACACGGATTCCGAGCGCGACGAACTCATAGCTGTTCAAAACCAACCTGATGCATTTACCCTGGTCGCTTTGAAGCGTCGGCAAATGCACGCTAAGGTTTTCGTTGTTGCGCTTCATCGCGTAGATCATTGACAGCGCATTTATCAAGTCGCTATCAGCCTTCTGATGAAGCACCAAATCTACCGTGGCTCGCTGCCGTGACACTCTACCGTTGTAGAAGATGACTGCGATTGCGCCTATCGCAGACAGAACAAAGGCTCCTGTTTGTATCCAGAAGCCTAAATTCGTCGCGCTCAAAGTTGTGGTGACTTCAGGCGGCATTAGCAGCCGTCCCAGCCTTCGCGATGTGCGGTCATGACGTTTTCCTTTCTGAGTGATCCGATGTGGATTCGTGTTGACGGCTTGGTCAACATGCCGTCACTTTACCAAGAAAAACCCGCTAACGCATGGCTTTATTTGCAACGCTTTCCGGTGAAGTGACAACTTAGATGACGCTATACGTAGGACAGACGTAACAGTACAAGGTTCCAGCTAGATATGGCGTCATCTGCAAGTGCACGAGAAGCCATCCGTGCAATCAATTGCAAACCAGCCACAGCCCGCCCTCTCGCGGGCTTTTTTGCGTCTGCGCGATATGTGGCACACAGAGCTTCTCAACGATCGATAAGTAGCACTTCGGAATGCGCTTACAACTTTTCGCGGCTCTATCTGCTAGTTTTTCTTGCATTGCTAGTTTTTCTTGTGCAGAATGGCATCTAACGGTTCACGCAACACCGAGCCGCCAGGGTCCAGCCCGCAGCAGTACGTCGATGGCGCTGACGGTAAAGCGCAATGCTCGGAACGGCCCGAGGATAAACAACAGTCGGGACTCGTGCGACGTGCATTGCACCAATCGAGGTCAGTAGCTGGCAGGGATGCCGGCAAGGATGCCCAGGCGACCAACTGGGCGTGAATCTGTCAGTGCCCTTGGTAAGGGTGCTGACAAATTCAAGAGGGCCGACCATGAAAGAAATTCTGACCTATCAAGGTCATGTAGTTCAGGTTGATGACGACGATTACGAAACTCTCGCTACGTTCAAGTGGACAAGTAAACGCACCAGGTGTTCTGGTTTTTATGCAACCAGGACACTGTCAACCTTGGAAGACCAGAGTAACGATCGGCTCATGCATCGAATGATTCTGCAGCCCAGAAAAGATCAGGTTGTTGACCACATCGACGGCAACTCGCTCAACAACCAGCGAAGCAACCTTCGAATTTGCACATCGAAGCAAAACTCTTGGAACAGCAACCGGAACAGCACGAAGGTATCTGGACTACCAAAAGGGGTTGTTTGGAGGCGAGTAAATCAAAAGTACTTGGCTCAAATTTATGTCAATGGTCACAAGTACTACCTTGGAAACCATGACACAAAAGAAGAAGCCGCACACGCCTACAACAAAGCGGCCATCAAATATTTTGGCGAATTTGCTCGGCTCAATCCTTTATGAGCCGTGTGACAGACGGCAGCCACATTCAACCGGAGATAGATATGAGCAAATCCAAAGCCGCGTGGAATCAGCTTTCTGACGCACGTAATTACGTCGCGATGGTCGGTAAGCCTGAATTCCATTTCACGCCTATATCGCATGGCAGGGTTCATTCGGTGTCAATCAAGACTCAGATCGGCTACCAGGAAAGCTGCGGCTCCAAGAACTATTGGGAGAGCGCCCACTTCGATGCAGCCTTGGCTGAAATCGTGAACCGAGAGTTCAAGGAACTTGCAGCCAAGGCAGTCGCATTGCTCGAGCTTCGGTATCAGCAAGAAAGGATTCAGGACAAGGAAGATTTGCTTCGACAGCTCCAAGAAATCGAGGATCTCGAAGCTAATTTCGCTTAACCATCACTCCGACGCTGGGTGCAATACCTCAAGGTTCGAACCGCGAGTGACGCCCTGGCCGACGCTGTAGACGGGTAGCGCACGATACGCGCCATAACGTTGTCGTAGTCAAACCGTAGGCGAATCGGGGCCGGCCAAACGTTCCCGTAATTGACTGTGGAGGTTTGTATGGGCGGTGACGCCTGCTAGACCTAACCGACCAACGGCGTCTCCCCGAACGATACCGGGGACCTTCAGGGATGGCGATTGGACGGTTGCGACAACGCGGCCGATGCGCACCAGTCGTCATCGCCTGAGGGTGAGCAGGAAAGCAGTAGGCACCGACTCATGTAAGGCGGCGAGCCAGGACCAACGGGGATGATGTGCCATTGGCCTCCCCGCCACTGCCATGCGGGTAGCTCCCGGCCACCCTCTTCAACACACACCGAAGCTCGGCGGGTCTACCGGGCGAATCCCAAGGATAGATATGCAAAGCGATCTTGAGCGCTACGGCGCAGCCATGCTTACCGGAAACGTCGACGCATGTGCACGAATCGAGCAAAAGCATGATCTGTATGGCTACCCGCCCGAGATTGTTTGCATTGGCCTACGAGCCGTTGCTGACGGTCAGGACATGAACGCTGCTATCGACGACTACGTTCGAGGTGAAACATGAGCATCTTCAAGATGAGACACGACGAACACGTTTATCACCCCGGGCTACCAAAGGCGAATTGGATAAGCGTTGATTTGCGCGGTTTCCGAATGAGTCGACCTTATTTTTTGAAGATCAGACTGGCTAACGCGATCGACTTTTGGTTCTTTGGCATCAACGTTGTTCTGCGGCGCCCATGGTTAGCAGGCCCCGCTCGCCAACTTTATCCGCAATTGTTCAAGGGCGATAAAGATGTCTGACCTCCGCACTCACCTCGCCGATATCCCCGGACGCCCTCTCACACTCCCTTGGAGGCCGAGCATGGATATCGATTTTGATCGTGCCGTGAACGTCTCGCCTGACTGGGCGAACAAGTGCGCCGAATCGCTGCATGACGCTGTGCTTAAGGATATGCGCGAGCAGGTGATCTACGCATGCGTGCGCAATCAGATGATCGTCTGCCAGTCGTCGTATGCCGACGAATCGCAGATGGCGCGGGACTGGGTGGATGAAAGCTCGATCCTTTCCGTTGCCGAACACCTCACGAATCGCCAGTTGATCGGACGCTGGCACGTTGAATTCCGGGAGCGCTAATGACCCGCGACCTTATCTGCGCCGCCATCCCCTGCGCCGTATTCCTCTACATGGCCGCCGAGCCTGCCAAATTCCTCTGGAGCATCTTATGAACCGCATCAAAGCTGCTGGACGTGCTGCCGGCCGTTTCCTCAAGGTGCACGGCGAGTGTTTGGCATGGGCTGCCGTGTGCATCCTGATCCTCGGTTGGTCGCAGCAGAACGACGAGTACTCGAACGCACGGTTCGCCAAGGATTCGCACGGCACTGCCTACGCCGCCAAATAGCGAGGTCGCCATGACCGAAGCCGAACACCACCAAATGCAGTTAGAGCAGCAGGAGATCGAAGATGAAACACAGCGAATCCATCAAGGCTATCGCGCCCGCCCTGTTGGCGGCACAGAAGGCGATCGAGTTCGCCAAGAAAGACAGCAACAACCCGCACTTCAAGTCTAAGTACGCCGACTTGTCTGCGGTGGTCGAAGCGGTCAAGCCTGCGCTGAACGCAGCCGGCATTGTCTACATCCAGACCGCCAGCCCGTCAGATGACGGAAAGCTGCACCTTACGACCACCCTCATGCATGAATCGGGCGAGTGGATCGGTGACACGCTGGTGATGCCGCTGCCTAAGCAAGACCCGCAAGGCTACGGCAGCGCACTCACTTATGGCCGGCGTTACGCGTTGGCGGCCATCACCGGCGTCTATCAGGACGATGACGATGGCAATGCGGCATCTGGCGTCGGTCAACGACAAGCCAAGGCTACGCCGTCGTTTGATTACGACGAAGCAGAAGCGGCGATCACGGCTGCAACCGAAATTCCAGCCCTACAGGCGGCTTTCGCGGGTTTCTGGAAAGTCTGCCCGCGCAACTCTCAGGCAGCACTCAAAGCTGCCTACGACACCCGCAAAGAACAACTCTCTCAACCTCAGGAGGCATGATGCCTACGCTTTTCGGACTTGGACGGCTTGGCCGTGATTGTGAACTTCGGTACACCGGCAACGGCGAGCCGGTAACCAGCTTGGCGCTGGCGATGAACTACGGCGTCAAGAAGGACGGCAAGCAGCCCACCGTCTGGATCGACGCCAGCTTGTGGGGCAAGCGTGCCGAAGCGCTTGTGCCTCACCTGACCAAGGGAACTTCGCTGTCAGTCGTCATCGAAGACCTCCACCAAGAAGAATGGAAGTCGGCCACGAACAGCGGCGTGCGCCTCACTGGCCGCATCAGCAATCTCGAATTTGCTGGCGGCCCAAAGCAAGACTCTGCTCCCGCCAAGCCTGCACGCCAGGCAGCACCCGCAACCAATCACGCCAGTTCGAACCTTGCGGACCTGGACGACCTCATACCTTTTAATTGAGGGGGTAAGGCCATGAATACCAAAGAAGTTTGGCGCCTTATCCCCTCCGTAGACGGCCTTATCGCATCAAGCGAAGGTCGTCTTATGGTTCTGCCGCGGATATCACCATTGCCGAAGGGTGGATTTCGTCAATATGGCGGAGAACCAACAACCGGTCAGTGGGACGGGAAGCGATTCCTTTATGTGCACAAAGGGAAAACGTTCAAAGCTCACCGGTTGATATGTGAGGCATTCAACGGCCCTCCAAAGCAGGGGCAAGTCTGCATGCACTTAGACGAGAACTCGTCCAACAATAAACCCACCAATCTTGCTTGGGGTTCTCAAAAAGAGAACCTCAATGCGCCCGGATTCTTGGCGTATTGCCGATCTCGAACTGGCGAGAACAGCCCTACTACCAAATTCCGCAACCGACAGGCTGAAATACTGGAGACACCCCCATGTCCATGACCCTGTACGAAATCGCCCCGCAGTACCGGCAATTGGCCGACAAGCTCCAGGACATGGGGCTTGACGAGCAAGCCATCAACGACACCCTCGAAGCGGAAACCGATCTGATCCCGAAGGTGCAAGCCTACGGCATGGTGATCCGCAATCTTGAATCCTACGCCGAAGCCGTCGATCAGGAAGCAAAGCGCCTGGCGGAAAAGGCTGGCGCCGCCAAGAAACGCATCGACCGCATCAAGTCTCAGCTGCTGCACGGCATGCAGACGGCCGGCGTGCAGAAGGTCGAGCATCCGCAGTTCACTATCGGAATCCAGGCCAACCCTGACGCCGTGCAGATCGACGGCGAGGATCTGATCCCCAGCGACTACATGCGCGAAGTGCCGGCCACATATGCGCCGGACAAGACGCTGATCAAGAAGGCGCTGAAGGACGGCTTTGATGTGCCTGGAGCTTCGCTGCGCAAGTCGGTGAGGCTGGTCATCAGATGAACATGCGCCTGACGATCGTCCCCTATGCCAACGGCACCTGGGGCTGGGAACTCTTGCGCGGCCGCCATGCGCTGTGCAAGTCCCACCACACATTCAATCGCCGCTCTGATGCGGTCAAGTCGGCAAACAGCATGGCTCGGCTGATGGTGGCTGAGCCGGACGTGGTTGCTGAGCAATAGGCCTGCTGGGCGGGCAAAGGAGAATTCGTGATTCATTATCACGGCCTGCCTATTACACCTGATACGGCCGCTGTCGCGGCCGCTGGAGGTGGGCACGCGTTTGTAAGCTTCGCTCACCCTGGGCAACTGGGTATAGCGGCTCAGGTCTGCCAGTCATTTGCCATTGACAATGGGGCGTTCTCAGCTTGGAAGAAAGGTGAGCCAGTAAAAGACTGGGCACCTTATTACGATTGGGCGCGTTTGGCAAAGCTAATTCCAAGCTGTGACTTTGCGGTGATCCCTGACGTCATTGATGGTGACGAAATCGCCAATGACGCTCTTCTCGCCGACTGGCCACTTCCCAAATGGTTTGGCGCTCCCGTCTGGCATATGCATGAAAGTCTCACTCGACTTGAGCGTCTTGCAACCGCATGGCCACGGGTTTGCATCGGCAGTTCCGGCGAGTACTCAAGCATCGGCACTAGGGAATGGTGGGGGCAAATGGCTCGAGCCATGCGCGTGGTGTGCGATGACGAAGGCCGGCCTATGTGCAAGCTTCACGGGCTAAGGATGCTGAATCCTGAAATCTTCTCTCGCCTCCCTTTTTCCAGCGCAGACAGCACGAACATTGGCCGAAATATTGGCATCGACCTGAAATGGCGCGGCACTTATTCCCCGCCAACTAAAGAAGCTCGAGCTCAGGTAATGCGGCATCGAATTGAAGCTTTCAACGCGCCGACCTGCTGGTCTTTTCTCGTGCCTGATAACCCAACCCCAGTTCAAGGAGCCCTGCTGTGATCCTTTCCCTTGCGATTGCCTGCTACGCGGGCGCGATGATTCTTGCCAACTTGCTCGTCGTTCAGTTTGGCCCGATGGTCACGCCGATCAATTCCTTCTTCTTGATAGGTCTTGACCTAGTTCTCCGCGACTGGCTGCACGTCAAAGTGCGCCCGTGGCAAATGGGTGCACTGATCGCGTTCGCTGGCCTGCTGTCTTGGATTCTGAACCCAGCAGCACAATTCATTGCAATCGCAAGCGCGGTGTCCTTTGCGGTGGCAGCGCTTGTGGACTGGATAGTATTCATGAACGTCAAAGGGAGTTGGTTCAAACGCAGCATGAAAAGCAACGTGGCCGGCGCCGCTCTCGATTCGATGTTGTTCCCCGCGATCGCGTTCGGTGCCTTCATGCCGCTTGTAATCGTCGGCCAGTTTGCCGCAAAAGTAGCCGGTGGAGCTCTGTGGGCTTATCTGATCTCCAAAGCCGCCCTCGCCCCGCTCGTGCGCTTTCAAGGGAATGACAAATGAACGAAGACAAAGTGCGAGAACAGTTTGAGGCGTGGATGACTGGCGAAGGATGTCACTCAAGTGACCTGGCTCGAGTACGTGACGGTTACTCGAATATCACCCTCCAGATGCGCTACGAAGCCTACCGCGCCGCCTACGACCAAGCACGACGCGATAACCAGTCCAACGACCTGATGGCTGAGTGCATGCACATGGTGCACACCGATCTCATCGCGGCTGGGGTGGTGGGCGAATCTGTCCCTCCGATGATGGTTCCGGAGGCTGTGATGCGAGCTATTGGCAAAGCACGACGCGAGGCGCTGGAAGAGATTGAGGCCATCGCAAACGAATTAGCGACAGGTTACGAAGTCGCTGAGATTGCACGATCCATAATCGAAGGACATTCGACATGAAAACTTGGTACGAGAAAGCCGAAGACCAAATTGATCAAGAGCTTGCAGACGGCTTGATCGATCAGAAAGAGTATCAGCGGCAGATGCGAGACCTTCGCGACGAGATGCGCGGGGAAGCAGAGGAAGCGGCAGAGCGCGCCTACAACGACGCAATGGGAGGGTGGTGAAAATGAACGACTACAAATTGCCGCCGCTGCCGAACCTCGTGACTCACGAAGCTGGCTGCTTCGATCCTACCGCCTTTGTCGTGCCGCTGACTGAGGTTGTCGTGCGCCTTCACCAATACGCCGAAGCCGCTACCGCCCCGCTGCTCCAAGACCTCGCCGCCCATGAAGCCTCGAACCGCATCAAGACCGAGAACTTGGAGACGCTGCGGGATCAGAACGAAACGCTGCGCGAGGCGTTGGAGCGGCTGGTCGACACATCTGCTCGGGTGAGCAAGTTGGGCGCAATGACCGGCCCTCAATGGCTACCGTTCGGCGTCGCCATTACGCGTGCCCGCGCTGCCCTAGGAGAGAGCAATGGATAACAAGACACACGGCGTGCTGACGGATGCCGAGATATACAAAATCTACGATGAGTACGCACGGGTTGACCTTATGCAAGCATGCCGCGCCATCGAAGCCGCTGTGCTGGCGAAAGCCGCCCCGCAATCGCCGGTTGCGCCTGCGGATGAGCGGGCCGCGTTTGAGGCGGATCGATTGAGCAAAGATCAGTACGCGCAATTGGGCCGTATGGGTCTGATCAACAACGACGAATACACCAACGCCGAAGAACAGGCCGCGTGGGAAGGCTGGCAGGCCCGCGCCCGCCTTGCCGATGCGCCCACGGTAAGCGCGACGGTGCCGGATGCAATGGAGCATCCGCGTTTGTACGCCGACGAGCCTATACAAGAGCAAATGCGCGCTGCACGATACCGTGATGGCTGGAACGATTGCCGTGCCGCCATGCTCAAAGCCGCGCCCACGCCACCCACCAGCGCAGCCGATGACGATGCGCCTGATGACGGCAAGTGCCCGCGCTGCGATGGCGAAGGTACCGAAACGATCCGCAGTGATAGCGGCCCGGATGCTCGCGAACAAACGGTGGATTGCAGCCACTGCCACGGATCGGGCCGCGCCGTCGATGCCGCCAAGATCCTCGCCGCTGATCTGAAAGCAGAACACGCTCGCCACATGATCGTGTACAGCGGCTTTCGGAATTTCCACCGCAGTCTTTGCGCCCGTTTCAACTATCCGCACGATGAGATCCATTTTCGGCGTGATCTGGTTTCGCTCGAGGAGGCGATCGCCAAGCGCATTAATACGCCTACGGTAAGCGCCATGCCCGCCGAGATCCCGCGCGACCTATTGGCCCAAATCGTCACACAAGCGTTTGATGACTGCTGCGAGGATACAAAGCCGATCGAGGATATTTATCGAATCGTGGCGCGTCAGTATGCGGCAGTGCCCACGGTAAGCGCGACGGTGCCGATCACCGGCCACAAGCTGGACACCAGCGCGGGCGGGCGCGGCTACGTGGCAGATTATTTTGCCAAGCGCATGAACCGTCACGATTTCGGGCGGTATATCACTGAAAGGCTTGCGGCTGATTTCGCGTGCGCCCTGGCCGCACACCTGGACAGCCTGCAGGGCGCGCCCACGGTAAGCGCGACAAACCAACACCCTGACGATGACGCGGTAGACCGCTTTGCCGAAGCGCTCAAAGAAAAGCTGGCGCAGGCGCGCAAGAAAGGCCGCAGCGGCTGGCATGAGTGCGACCCGCGCGACCTGTCAACGATGCTGCGCGAGCATGTCGAGAAAGGCGACCCCCGCGACGTGGCCAACTTCTGCATGTTTCTGTGGAGCCTGGGACAGCCGATCAGCCCCATATTGGGCTTGGCTGATCATATCGAATCGCTGCGTCGCATTAGCGAACGGGCTTCAAACGCCGCGCCCACGCCGCCCACCAGCGCAGCCGATGCGGCTGAACTACGTGCCCGCGTGCTTTCTGAAATTTCCACGTTTGCTGGCATGGCCCCCGAGCCCGGAGAAGATTGGGATGCGTGGTATTGCGCGGCATTTGACATGCTTGGATCGAATGTCAGGAACATATTCAGCGATGCGCTGATCGACGCCTCCATCGCGGCAAGCAAGAAGGAGAGCGGCGATGAGTGACATTAAGCTGCCGCCGTTACCAAGGTTTCCGCGTCACGTAATTTATGACGGGCATGGATCGGGTGAGCCACTCTACAGCTCTATGCAATGCGATGCCCGCTGTACCGCCGCAGTTGTCGCCGACCGTGCTGCGCGAGAGGAAGTGGTGAGCGAAGATAGCAAACGATTGGACTGGATCGAGCGCCGCATCAACCAACACGGCGCGATTCACTTGCACGATGGCAAGCACCCTTATGGTATTGGCTTGGGCCTGCGTCCTGGCAATCTGGTGCGCGATCTTCGGCAAGCGATCGACACAGCGCGGGGGTTCGGCGCGCCCACCCAAGAACGCGGAGCCGACGATGACGGAGGCTGAGCTACACGAAACCCAGCTTCTGCGCATGGCCCTGATGATGCCCAACACCGCTGCAGCAGACAGCCTGCGCGATGCTGCGGCGTTCATCCGGGCGCAGGACGAAGCCCTCAACCCGCCGCCGCCTAAGCCATCCGGCCCCCTCAACTACCGATCGCAGTAATGACCGACCAGATACACCGAATCATCGAAACCACCCGCCAAGCATGGAGGCCAAATGCACGAGCAAGCAATCACGCTGAAGGAGGCCGCCGAACGGCTGAACGTGTCCTATCAGACCGTATACGCGGCGCGCGAGCAGATCGCATTCAGGCTGCCAGGCTCAAGAATCTGGCGGATCTGGCCGTCTGCCCTTGCTGCACTGAGTGAAAAACGCAACAATCTGACCCGGCTATCGCTGCGGGTCGGTAAGGAAGCACCATGCCCATCCGTAAACACGCTGATTCCGGCGTCTGGTGGATTGATATTCGCACACCAGGCGGCCAGCGAGTTAGACGCTCTACTGGCACCAAAAGCAAGCAGGCAGCACAGGAATACCACGACAAGGTGAAGGCCGAGTTGTGGCGCACGTCGAAGTTGGGTGAAGCGCCTGAACGCACGTTTGACGAGGCCGCCGTCCGGTTTCTGACTGAATCGGCCGGCCAGAGCGATTACGACACGAAGGTCCGCAACATCACCTATTGGCGCACCGTCTTTGGCGGCCAGCCTCTCAGCTCTTTAACCAACGAATCGATCATGGACGCGCTGCCGACGCACCAGACGTTCAAGAACCGGCGTGCTGAACCGTTGGCGCCCGCGACACAAAATCGCTATCTGGCGACCATCCGCAGGCTTCTACGGCTGGCGGCTGAATGGGATTGGATCGCCAAGCCCCCGAAGCTGAACAACCGGACGGAGCCGAAGGTGCGCGTGCGCTGGATCACTCAGGCCCAGGCGCGCGCATTCCTCAATGCAATCACACTCGACTGGATGCGACACGTTTGCCAGTTCGCGCTGGCCACCGGCATGCGTCAAGGCGAGATCCTGACGCTGGAATGGGCCGACATCGACGAGGCGAATGCTCGAGCCTGGGTAACTGGCGATCGGGCAAAGTCGAATCGATCACGCTCAGTGCCGCTCAACGCCGATGCGATGGCAGTCTTGCAATCACGCCGAGGCAAGCACAATAGGCTGGTGTTCACCCGCGAGAGCGGTCTGGCGTTGACGCAGACCGACAGCAGGACGTTCACCACGGCTTGCAAGGTGGTTGGCATTACGAACTTCTCGTTCCACGGACTTCGGCACACATGGGCAAGCTGGCACGTTCAGGCCGGCACGCCGCTGTTCGTGCTCAAGGAACTGGGCGGATGGGAGACGCTGGAGATGGTGAAAAAGTACGCTCACCTGAACCCGGGGCACCTGGCAGCCCACGCGAATGCGGTCACGTTTTGGTCACAGCAGACGCCAGAAGCAGAAACGCCACCGGCGAGGGTGGCGTTAAGTGCTTGATACTACAGGTATTTGGTGGTGGGTCGTGCGGGGGTCGAACCCACGACAAACGGATTAAAAGTCCG